AAGGGGAGGCTGGAAAAGGCGGTGTCCGAGCGATGATATACAGCGCAGACAGCTGGTACAGTCCTTACATGGGGCAGACAGGAACGGGAAGGGAGCTTGCAGCAATGGCCAAAACGGTCACAGTAGAAGAAAAGAAAATCTGGCTGAGCCGCCTCCGCCGGGGCAGGTACGAGCTGGAGGCGCTGGAAGAAGCGAGACTCGACAAGTGGGAGAGAGCCACATCCACCACGGCAAGCTACAGCGGGTCTGTGGTAATGGGCGGCGGGGACTTCCACAAGCTCGACGCTGTGCCCGTCAGCAGGGAGCTGATAAGCTTCCGCAGCCAGGAGCTAAAGACAATCAAGGGAGAGATACTCCGGGCCATAAACAGCCTTCCGGATCAGGATCAGCGCAGCGTACTGATCCACCGGTACATAAACATCCGGGAATGGCACGAGATAGCGGAGGCGCTGAGTTTTTCAGAGCGGCACATATACCGGCTGCATGGCGAGGCCCTGAAAAAGATACGCATCAGCCGAAGTCAGATAGAGCGCAGCAAAAAGACAGCGCAGCACTTTAGTCAATGAAAGCAAATGACAGGGTCAAAAACAGCGCGAGGCCAGACGGCACAAGGGCTGAGGGCCATTTTAAAGATGTCAGTGAATGTCAGTAAAGAATGTGATATTATGGCAGTGTGAAAAAGCCTCGACGGGGAGACCCGGCGGGGCTTTGGTATTTGATTTTTTTCAACAGAGAGTAAAAGGGCGGCCTTCGCAAAGCTCTGGCGCAACTTCCTCGCCAGGCGCCGCCCTGCTCTCCGTCAAAAGAGGCTCGCACTAATGAAAAATCCGAGAAAGACGGTTGATAAGCTGCAGACGGCACTGGGCACGATGGGTGTGCCGATAGTGATCGAGGAGAAGAAATTTTACTCCATCGTCTACAAGCGGCCCATCACCAGATACAAGGTCAAAAAGCACCGGCAGGGAGAAAAGCCGGAGCCGATAATTGAGACTTACTCCCTTGTGGAAGTGGTCAAGGCTCTGGCGGCCAGACTGGAAGAAGAAAAAGCAAAGAAAAGCTAAGCTTTGGCATATATTCGCATACGCGTGCGAATGGAGATACCAAATGAGCAAAAAGATCAACCGACAGCACAAGCTGTTTGTGGACAAGTACATAAAAAGCTGGAACCAGACGCAGGCAGCCATCGATGCCGGGTATTCTGCCGCCAGCGCAGCCCAGACAGCCAACAGGATACTCAAGCGGCCAGAGATCAAGGAATACATGAAGGCGCGCATTGAGGATCAGGACAGCCGGGTTGTCGCTGACGCAAACGAAACGCTGGCATTCTTCACCGCAGTCATGAGGGGTGAGGTAAACGATCAGTTCGGGCTTGATGCGGCTTTGTCTGATCGCCTTGCTGCCGGCAAAGAGCTCATGAAGCGCTATGAAGCCATCGGCGCGCTGAGGCCGGGGCAGAAGCAGGAGGAAGACGCGTTGAGCCGTGCTCTGCGCGAGGAAGCGGAAAAACTGGAGCAGGAGCGGGTGAAAGATGCCGCTGTCTGATAAACAACGAAAGATACTGGCCTTCCCGTACACAGGCTATGATGCACTGATATGCGACGGGTCGATCAGATCCGGCAAGACGTCACTGATGATGACGGCCTTCGTGGACGATGCCATGCGCCGATACGACGGGCAGCTTTTCGGAGTGTGCGGCAAGACAGTGGACAGCGCAGTAAAAAACATCGTCAAGCCCTACATGGGGATGAAATATGCCAGAGACCGCTACAAGATACGGTGGAGAAGATCCGACAAGCTATTGATAATCTCCAACGGTGAGCGGGAAAACGTGTTTGAGGTTTTCGGAGGGAAAGACGAGGCCAGCTACATGCTCATCCAGGGTCGCACTCTGGCAGGGGTGCTGCTGGATGAGGTGGCGCTGCAGCCTCGCTCCTTTGTGGAGCAGGCGCTGGCCAGATGCAGCGTGGACGACAGCCGCTTCTGGTTTTCCTGCAACCCGGATTCGCCGCAGCACTGGTTCAACACGGAATGGATAGAGCAGGCGGAAGATAAAAACGCCCTGCATCTGCACTTTGAACTGGAGGACAACCCCGGACTGAGCGAAAAAACGCTGGCCAGATACAAAGCGCTGTACACCGGCGTCTTCTACCAGCGGTATATTCAGGGACTGTGGGTCGTGGCCGAGGGGCTTGTATACAGCGAATTCGGAGAGAAGAACATTACCGATGAGGATAAGCGATACAGCGAGTATTACATCAGCGTGGACTACGGCACGCTCAACCCCTTTTCAGCAGGGGTGTACGGCGTGACAGGCGGCAAGGCCGCGAGAATAGACGAATGGTACTATGACGGGCGCAGGAGCGGGCGGCAGCTGACGGATGAAGATTACTGCGACGAGGTGGAAAAGCTGTACAAGAAGTATTTTCCGATAAAGCAGATCGTGGTTGACCCTTCTGCCGCAAGCTTTATAACGGCGCTTCGGAAGCGGCGGCTGCCGGTACGCAAAGCCGACAACTCCGTAATGGACGGCATAAGGCGGACAGCGGCCTTCCTGCAGGGCGGGCAGCTGATGATACACCGGCGCTGTGTCAATGCCATAAGGGAATTCGGCCTGTACCGATGGAACGAAAAGAGCGCCGAGGATGTGGTCATAAAGGAAAACGACCACGCCATGGACGAAATACGATATTTCAGCAGCACGATTCTGAAAAACAAAGCCCGAAATCCAGGGGCGGATCACATACCCTACGAGCTGCTATAAGGAGACATCAACATGCTTACATACCAGGATCTTATAAGTGTCGGAGAATCCGAACAGGAGCGGGGCGAATTTCTGCTGAAAGCCATAAGGGAGCACCAGAGCAGCGCGGAGTACCAGACTGCATTGGACGCGGAAGAATACGCCAGGCGCCGCAACGTGACCATAAGCCGGTACCGAAAGACGCTCATGACGCTGAGCGGGAAGAAGGTGCCGGACAACTATTCAGCCAACCACAAGGTGGGCAGCGCATTTTTTCAGCGCTTTGTCAACCAGATCAATCAGTATCTTCTGGGCAACGGCGCAAAAATGGACAGCAGAGAAAAAGAAAAGCTGGGCCGGAATTTCGACATAAAACTGCAGAAGCTGGGCAGAGACGCACTTGTACAGGGCGTCTCTTTCGGTTTCTGGAACCACGATAAGCTGGAGACCTACAAGCTGACGGAGTTTGTGCCGCTGATGGATGAAGAGACCGGAGCACTGAGAGCGGGAATTTACTTCTGGCAGCTGGCCGACAAAAAGCCGCTGCGTATCGTTCTCTTCGAGGAGAACGGATACAGTGAATTCATCAAGCGCCCCGACGAGGATATAAAGCTCAAACAAGAAAGGAAAGCCTACAAGGAGACGGTGCATTCCACCGCCGCCGGCGAGCAGCTGCTCACCGTGGGCGAAAACTATTCGGCATTGCCGATAATCCCGCTGTGGGGCAACCCGGAAAAGCAGAGCGAGCTTGTGGGACTGCAAGAGGCCATTGACTGCTATGACCTGATCAAGAGCGGCTTTGCCAACGACATGGACGATGCGGCAGTGATTTACTGGCTGATAAAGAATGCCGGCGGAATGACTGACGAGGACCTTGTACAATTCCGGCACCGGATGAAGACTGTAGGCGCGGCTTCCGTAGACGGAGAAGCCGGAGAAAGCGCCGAGGCGCACACGGTGGAAATTCCTTACGAGGCCAGATCGGCCTACCTGAAGATCCTGAAGGAGGATCTTTACGAGGATGCACAGGTGACCGATGTGCGGCAGCTGACCAGCGGAGATAAGACCGCAACAGAGATAGATGCGGCCTACGACCCGATGAACACCAAGGTGGATAACTACGAATACTGCGTGCTTGAATTCCTTGAGCAGCTTTTTTCTCTCGTGGGGATAGAAGCAAGCGTCAGCTTTGAGCGAAGCCGCGTCGTCAACGAGCTGGAGCGCACCCAGATGGTGCTGCTGGCGGCCCAGTACATGGACGATGAGCTTATCCTCCGGAAGCTGCCCTGGCTCACACAGGAAGAAGTGGACGATCTTATGGACAGGAAAGCACAGCAGGCTTCAGAACGCTTTGCAGAGATGTTGCCCGAAGATGAACCGATTGAGGAATAAAGCATGTCATGGGACGAAATAGACAGGATAAGCGCCGAGGGCCTTGAGGAGCTTGAGCGCAGGATAAATAAGCTTTACAAGGATGCCGCAAAAGAAATGAGCGGGACCATAAAACGGTATTTTGAGCAGCTTATAAAGCGCGATGAGGCAATGAAAGACGCGCTGGAAAAAGGCGAGATCACAAAAAAGCAGTACACACTATGGCGCATCGCCCAGATAGGCCGGGGAAAAAGATACGAAGATCTGCGGGATAAGCTGGCCGAGCGGGCCAGCAAGGCCAACGAAACGGCGGTGGCCTATGTAAATGACACCACACCGGGCGCTTACACCCTCAACCGGAACTACGCCGCTTACAACATCGAGAAAAGCTATGGAAACATTGGCTTTACCGTATGGAACGAAGAAGCTGTGCGGCGCATTGTTTTAAGCGATCCGGATCTGATGCCTTATTACCCGCCGAAAAGAGCATTGAACCGGGGCATAGATCTGGCATACGGCAGAGAGCAGATAACAGCGCAGATATTAAGCTCCATTCTGCTGGGCGACGGCATCCCCACGATTGCCGATAAGCTTCAAAAGCGCATCGAGACCATGAGCCGTACATCCGCTATCCGCACAGCCAGAACGGCATACACAGCGGCGCAGAACGGCGGCAGGCAGGCAACATTTGAGAAGGCTGCCGAAATGGGAATAAAGGTGCGCAAGCGCTGGGTGGCCACCAAGGACCTGCGGACGAGATATAACCACGCTGCGGCCGACGGTCAGGTGGTGGATTATGATAAGCCCTATATCGTGGGAGGCGAAAAGCTGATGTTCCCCGGCGATGGCAGCATGGGGGCAAGCGCAGGAAATCTTTACAACTGCCGCTGTGCTGAACGCTCGGTGGAAAAAGAGGGCATCGAGGCTGAACCGCGGCAGATGCGCGTGATGAATCCCGAATGGGAAAGGGCCAAAGCCGAGGAGGACAGAATCGAGGACAAGGTGGAGAGCCTGAAAGCCCGCGAAAAGGCAGAAGACGACCCGGAGAAGAGGAAAAAGCTTCGGTCTGAGCGCCTTGCCCTGCAGAAAGCCCTTGCAGCTGCCAAGGAAAAAACCAGAAGCCTAAAGAAAAAGGTGCTCATCAATGAAATGACCTATCCGGAGTGGTATAAATGGAAAACCGGCGAAGATTTTCCACCGCCGGCCTTAAAAAATATTGCAAATAAAACAAAAAGGAGTATAATAAACATAAATAGCATAGCATCTGGTTCAAAAGATGCCATTCGCTATATGAGCGTAAGGGACCAGTTTTATAAAAATCTGGAAAATGTTCCAACGCTCACAGGTTTTCAAGATATTGCCTGCCACGCAGACCCATATCTATTTAGCTTCAATGACCCAGACACGGAAGAAACCGTGCAAGAAATGACAGCACAGCAGTTTTATAATCGCCTTATTTCCGGCGGGGTAAAATTTGTGCAGCCGATTCGACTTTTTTCTTGCGAGTCAGGAAAGTATGCGGACGGATTAGCACAACAGTTTGCGGATTTGACCGGAGTTGATGTGCTGGCACCGACTAAGAAAATATTTTCCGTTG